GACAAAAAGCAGTTTCAGTCCGAGTCTGAAAAGCAAAGGCAAAACTATTCCTCTAAACTGGAGGAGTTGAACAGGTTTAACACCATTGCCCAGCAACAGCTAACTGAAGAATTTAATTCTTCAAATTTAGACAAGTTGTATGAAGAAGATCCTGTGGAAGCAACGAAGATCAAGCATCGTTTGGACAAAAAGCAATTACAATTAAATCATGCGATGCAAACCCTTCAGGAACGCCATAGGAAAGAACGCAACGACATAATCGAAAAGGAAGGTCGTTCTCTGGTTTTAAAAATGCCGGAATTTAACGACAAGCAAAAATCTATGTCAATAAGAAACGAGATGAGAAATTTTTTATCATCTCAGGGATTTAATAATTATGAAATTGATTCCATTATTGACCATAGGCAGGTTATGATCGTCAACGATGCCATGAAGTATCGCAATATGCTGAAGTCGAAACCGAATTTAGCAAAAAAGATTACCAAGCCTGGCAAAGTTTTTTCTTCAGGGGTGAAAAGTGATAAAGCCGACATCAATCTCCAAAAGCGAAAGGAAAAGTTAGGTCGTCTGAAAAAATCTGGAAACATCAAAGATGCAACCAGTATATTTTTGGACATGATTAACAATAAACAACAATAACTTAGGAGAAAAAATATATGGCACAGGTAAGCAATACATATAGTACCTATGATGCTGTTGGCGAAAGAGAAGATCTGTCTAATGTAATTTATAACATTAGTCCGACTGACACTCCTTTCATGTCTGCAATTGCGAAAGCAAAAGCTAGTTTTACAAACCATGAATGGCAAAAAGACTCTTTAGCCGCTGCGTCAGGTGCAAATGCTGCAATTGAAGGTAACGAAGTTACTTTCTCAGCACCAACTGCAACTACTAGACTTGGAAACTATTCTCAGATTGCAGTTAAATCTGTCATCGTTTCTGGTACATTGGAAGCAACTAATAAAGCTGGTCGTAACAACGAACTAGCTTATCAAATCTCAAAGGCTTCAAAAGAGCTTAAAAGAGATATGGAAACTTCTTTATGTGCTAACAACGCTAAAGTGGCAGGTAACGACTCAACCGCAAGAGAACTAGGTGGCGTAGAATCATGGATAGCATCTAACGATGTTATGTCGGCTGCTGGTAATCCAGCATCACCAACAGGCGATGGTTCTGATGCAAGAACTGATGGAACACAGAGGGCATTCACAGAAGCTCAATTAAAAGCAGCGTTAAAGCTGGTTTGGGATTCTGGTGGAGATCCAACGATGCTTCAAGTAGGCTCTTTCAACAAGCAAAAACTATCTGGCTTTACAGGTGGATCAACAAGATTCGATCCGGCTGAAAACAAAAGATTAGTTGCTGCTGTGGAAATTTATGAGTCAGATTTTGGCGCATTGCAGGTAACTCCAAACAGATTCTCACCATCAAGATCGCTTCACATTATCACACCTGATATGTGGGCGGTTGCGTTTTTGAGAGACTTCCAATTGGATGACCTTGCGAAAACTGGAGATGCTCAAAAGCAATTCCTATTAGCAGAATACACTCTGGAATCCAGAAATGAAGCTGCTTCAGGCGGAGTTTTTGATTTAACAACTTCATAATCAATAAACATATAGGATAAGGCGGAGCAATCCGCCTTGTTCTTTTTAATAATAATTTTGTTTGGTCTTTGAAGTCATTCAATGGCGGAACGAAGCAAATAAAGGAAAAAAAAACATGAGAACACTAAACGATTATTTTATAACAGCTAAAATAACCGACATCAGTACAGCAGGTTCAACTTTTGTACCTATACCTGATGGCGGAAATGTTATTAAAATTTTAACATCAATTAAAAATGCAATTACATCTGCAGACGCAGCCCTATCTTGGGAAATAGGTGGAACTGCTATAACTGGTGGCGGAATTACAGTAACACAATCTGGATCTGCTGCTGGAGACGTTGATACTGCTGAACCAACTGCCGCTAACAGAGTTGAAGAAGATGGATCTATCGAAATGATTACAGATGGTGGATCATCTACAGCTTGCGAATGTGTAGTTACATTCATTATCAGAAGATAATTTACAGAATTTAAGGGGATATTGCCTAACGGCACTTCCCCTTAGATATAAAAAATTAATTTAATTAAATAAGGAAAACAACAATGGTTAATTATGGTTTAAGACATGGAACCACTCAAACAATAGCGGTAGCATCATCAAGTGCAGCAGTAAGCAATGCTTTTGGGGATGGCACTCATTATATAAGAGTTGTTTCAACAACAAACTGTCATATTACTTTTGCTGCATCACCAACTGCCACAACCAGTCATGGTTATGTGCCGGCAGGAGAAGTGGAAATTATTAAAGTTTCTCCAGGTGAAAAAATGGCAGCTATTAGAAATAGTGGCGATGGTACTTTGTATTGTACTGAGCTTAGTGCGTAATGACTAAAGCAAAATACGGCTATAAACACGAAAAGAAAGCCAAGAAGAAGCGTAAAGGCAAGCACTCTAAAAAGAAGAATAAGAAAAACAAGAAGAAACGTAACAGAGGTCAGGGCAAATGAAAAACAGGAGCAAGGAAACGGAAGGTTTGATAACAGACACTTTTGAACCCCATGAAAATAAAGGGGTAATTCATCACAGATCCGTCAATCACAAGCCCATTCTGGACCACAATAAAAAACTTTATACTCAAAACGATGGCTATTCGCCTGGCAAGAGTTTAAAAAGGGTGGCATCCATCCCTACCATTGTTTTAGAAATTTGGACAAAAGAATACCATAAAGACCAAAACAATAGCAATTGGTTTGCCTTGCCCAAGCAGGTACAAAATAAAATTTTAAGAGAAAAACTGAACAGTTCTGAGTACAGATATTTCAGAACCGCACCAGGAAATATATAGGAAACAAATATGGCATCAACAATTACATCGGCAACCTTAACGGTTACTTTAACAGAGGCAATCAATCTTAACGGCAAAGATCAGGGATCTAAGAATACCCTGTCTGTTGCATCTATCAACGAAGTATCAAAAAGAATTATTACCGTACCGACATCTGAAATAGAAGTTTTGGCAATGAGTACCGCTAATGCGTCAGGAACTTTTATTGAAAGCGATGTAAGGTATATCAGGCTAACCAATCTTGACGACACCAACCATGTTACCTTGACATTTAAAAATGAAAACGATGACGAGTTTGCAGTGAAGCTGGATAAAGGGCAGTCCTTTATCTACAACGCAGACATGTCAGGTGGAGTGGTTGACACAATGGATGGAATTGACGGAACAGGTCTGACACTTTCATTGGGCGACCTTGTTAATATTACTGCATTGGCAAATACCGCAGCTTGCGATTTAGAATTATTTGTTGCCTGTGCATAAAGGATTATTATGGCTTTAACATCTTATTCAACTTTAAAAACGGCAATAGCCAACTGGCTTAACCGTTCCGATTTAACTTCCGAAATAGCGGAGGATTTTATTGTTTTAACAGAATCTGATTTTAACAATAAACTTAGAATTAGGAAAATGATTACCCAGACCACACTTAATGTGGACCAGGAAGCGATAGATTTGCCGACAGGGTTTTTACAGGTCAGGGATTTTTATATTAAGTCAGGTGCAACAAAATATTCTTTAAGATTTACAACGCCTGCACACATGGATCAGATCAAAGGAACTTCAACAACCGGAACTCCGCAGCTCTTTACCATCTTGGGAGAAACATTCAGATTTTCACCAAGACCGGACACCGGATATTCTGGCATTATTAATTATTATAAAACCTTTGACGCTTTATCCAGCAACAACACAACGAATTATATTTTAGAAAGCCATCCTGCAATTTATCTGTACGGTTCTTTATACCATGCGGCAAATTTTTTAGGAGGCATTGAGCCTGGACAGGTTCAGCAATGGCAGCAAATGTATACTACTGCACTTGAAAGACTGGAAAGAAACGACAGGGAAGATCAGTTCTCTGGTTCTCCCTTGCAAGTCCGGTCCGAAGATACAGTGGCATCGCCATTTGGCAGTCGTTATACAAGCACTGCGACAAGCAACAATTAGGAGATTGAATGCAGATACCTTTTGGAGAATGGCTTCCGGATCAACCGGATCATAATAAAAGGGGAGCCAATGTTGCAACCAATGTTTATCATGCAGCCAATACCTATAAACGATTTCCTTCCCTGGTGAATTATAGCTCCAATACTTGCGTTAAAGATTCAAGGGGAGCAGCTTCGTTCAGGGATAATTCCAATACCGTTTTTAACTTTGTGGCAACCAAAGATACGCTTTATTCCCTATCATCAGGAACATTTACTGATCTTGGTGCAGCCGGAAAACTATTAAATAATTCTTACGCAACCTGTACCATTACAGTTACCGACTATGCAAACATAGCAAATGGTTCAACTATTGTTCTAACAACTCATGCTGGAACAGCAGTTACATTTACTTCTACAACAGGAACTGCTGGAACAGATGAATTTAAAACTGAAACTAATAATGATACTACGGCAGATAATATTTATAACTGTATTAATGCTCATGCCGATTTTTCAGCAGCCAACCCAGCAGCAAATGTAGTTACAGCTACAAGGGCAGCAGTAGGAAATGATAACCTTGATGTTACTTCTTCTGATGATACCAGGCTTGCCGTTACCGATTTTACAGGTGGTTCTCCATTATCAGGAACAACAACAGATTTTATTACCTTCACACAATTTGGAGAATATATAATTGCAAGCAACGGAGTAGATGCTCCCCAGTATTATTTAATGGGAACATCATCTGTCTTTGCCGATCTAAGCGATATAGCAACCGGCAATCCTGTATTCAGGGTTTCAGGAGTGGTTAGGGATTTTTTGGTAGCTGGAAATATTTCAGGTGCAACAAACAGAATACAATGGTCAGGCATTAATGATTTGACCGAGTGGACATCAGGAGTAAGTCAATCGGATAGTCAAGATTTACCTGGTTCAGGTGGACAGGTGGTAGCCATAACGTCAGGCGAAGTAGGTTATGTATTCAGACAAAACCAAATCATTCGTATGGACTATGTGGGTGGCAATACGGTATTTAGACTTTCAGTTATATCTCCCAATAGAGGTGCGATGTATGGAAGAACCGTTTGTCAGGATAATAGGCAAATATTCTTTTATGCAGACGATGGTTTTTATCAAATTAACGGAGATCAGATTTTACCCATTGGTTCTGAAAAGGTGAATCGATATTTTGATCTTAACCTTAATAAAGGATTTTCAGATAGAATTTGTGCAGCAGTAGATCCATTTAATCAGTTAGCGATGTGGTTATTTCCAAGCACAGCAAACACATCCAACACAACAGGGATTTGTGATAAAATAATTATTTATAATTATGTTACGCAAAAATGGTCATTGGCAGAAGCTAGTGCCAGTTCAATATTTTCACAGTTTGTAGGAGCCTACACGGTAGAGCTTATGGATATTATTTCTGAAAATTTAGAAAATATAGGAGCCGCACTAGATACAGATTATTGGAGTGGCGGACAAATGTTTTTAGGAGCAGTAGATTCAGATTATAACGCTGCGATCTTTTCTGGAAATTCAAATGAATCGGAAATAGAAACCGATGAACTGGAACCCTTTCCAGGTTTAAGAGCCAACATACTTGGCGTTAGACCTCTTATCAATGCATCATCAACCGTTACAGTTAAAACAAGGGAACGACTGCAGGATACAGCTACAGAATCTTCTTCAGCGTCTACAGTTACAAGCGGTATTAATCCAGTAAGACAATCCGGAAGATACATTAGGGCTAATGTTAAAATAGCATCAGGAACAACATACGATCATGCACAAGGGGTGGATATTTCGGCAACAAGGGCAGGAATAAGATGAGTGATAAAATAGATATAGATAATGTTAGATATTCCTTTGAAACGCAGGAATATTTTCAAAGACAATTAGAAGAAGCGGTTAATACTTTGGTCAATAAAAATAATACAGAAAACAACAAAGCATTTAACTGGTTTATGAATTAAGGAGAATTATGTCAGGAACATATATAGGTAAATACAACACAACAGCAGCAAGCAACTCAACAACAGGAACAAATTCAGTATCTGTTGCAGAGGG